TGTATCAAAACGAATCGTGCATTTTAGGGTGATCTCCAAAATCGTAGGAGGCAACACGACAAGAGTGTCCGACCCGATGCGCCGCGATTCTTTGTCGCCCTTCAGGCTATTCTTCATTGAGAGTTCGGCGCTTTGAATATGCCAGATAGAAGACGTCGTGAGAGAAGCGAGCGTGCCTTCAACGCTAAGCCGCCCATCCACGAATGACAGCGGTTGATTCGCGGTAACCGTGAGCGCCGATTCGACATCATTTGTAACCAGCGTGGAATCGAAGCAGATCGCCTTGACTGAGGTCATAAGCGGTTCATCGAGTTCCGCCTTGAATGTGATCTCATCAATTCGCGTGCCGCTATACTGCCAGATTCGACCAGTGGTCACCGGACCATATCGTGCGTTGATGCACATCGATGGATAGCTTTGATCCATCGAACCGACGTTAAATGTATGCGTGATGCCTGAGTTAGCGCCAGCCCCCACGGTTTCTCCGGTAGATGTGGCTGACGTAATCGTCCCGCCGAAAGCATTCTGCAGCTGGAAATTACACCCGTCCGACATTGGGTCGTAGTAATACTCCATTTCGCCCTCTACGACCTTGCCAAGCTGGAACTGCTTTGAATGCGTGCGCGAACGCTCGACTTGTTCTAGGATCTTTGCGTCTTTCGTGGTTTTAAAAGAGAAGGAAAGAAAGTCAAGCCCTGCCGTACATGTGTTGTACGTGCCGGCAACGGTTTCTCGACCGAACGCGGCATAACTCAAAGCGCCTATTAGGGCGGTAGTGCCTATGCTGCCGGGCATGTTTTAGTCCCTCCCATTATTGCGCGGTCGCTATGTACTGCAACCAATGCGCATCGCCTATGGACCGAAGTTCAATTTCAAGCGCGCGTTTCTTCTCAATAAGCGCGCGACGCTCTGCCATCATCTTGCGTGCTCGCGCGGAATCGTCCTCCCTGAAAGAATAACGCATTTGTTCGTCAAGCGCAGCCACGTTTTTAATGGCTAGAACGCTGTCCTTAGAACACAGAATTACCGGCAACCGAAACGCCGAAATATATTGCTGGAGCCATGCCGCAGAGAAGGCCAGATTGTTCGATGTGTAGCAGAGCTGCCCGTTAATCTGGCGCGCATAAATATGACGCATATAGTTGCCTTTGCCTTTGGCATCGTCATCGAAGGCGTAGTATTTGCCATCTGATCTCCAGGAAAAGTCAAATCCAACCAGAAGAATCTTGTCATAGCCGAAGAAGTTCCGGCGCTGTCCATTGTCTGATCGCGTAAGAAGAACAACGAGAGAATTCCCGACATTGGTTCCGGCTGGGATCTTATTGGGACACTTCGAAATGCCCATGAATTCTTTTTCAGAGCCCAGGATATCTTCTACTGCAAAGAAATATCGCTCTTTCCAATTGCCAATTTCAGCCCACACTGGGTTGCAGCATACGTTGCCAAAAAAGATCGTATCTTGGAGCTTATCCTTCCACGGCTTCAGGTAAGTGTCCGCATTTACGACCGCATCAGCGACGAGGCAATAGGTTGGTTTAATGCCATTGTCCAACAGATGGCCGAGAGTTTTATCGCAACAAATAATATCGACGTTCGACGCATGTTTCTTCAGTGTCTCGATCTCAAGTTCTAATGAATAACCGTTACCAACCGCCACGCACGCGCGCCCGATCCCNANGTTTTCNAAATCNNNCATNTCNCGCATNTCNNNCTTGCTATGCNCNNCNGCNTTCTTTCGCCACAGCTCGGCCCACTGCTTATAAGCATTTTTGCTTTGCTGTTTAATTTGATCTGATGTCAGCGCCATCTATGCCTCGCTCCTAATAGAAGAACCGCACACGATAATTCATCACGCCAGCGCGCATGTGGGCTTCCTCAGAATATTGAATCGTATGATAAGTAACGCCCGTTGGTTGGCTCCATGTTGCGACGCCGGATACCGTTGGGTTATCGCGCATGATATCTTCAATGTTGCGCATGAGAAGCTCTGTCGATTCATCGGCCTGGTCGGCATCTTCCGTTCCCTTCGCGATCGTTGTGTTCATTACGAGACCAACGATCTTAACGTCTACATCTGCTTTGCGACGGCCAGTCGCCTGTGTGCGCGCGATCGTGGCATCCTCCATATCAATAGAATCGATGAATGTTGTTACGAGCGGGTAGAAAGATGCCTGTAGCGGGATGAATCCTGGGTTTACTTTGAGGACTCTTTGCACGCGCCTGGTGAGCCCGTTAGAAAGATCGGTAGACGCCGTTGTAGTATTCGCAGCTTCGAAGAGCACCTGAATATTTTCTTTTAGGGTATTTAGATTTATGGCTGGCATAATTACACGTCCCCGCTCATGATAAATCTAGCAGTGATTGCAGAAATGTCTTTCATTGCAGATTCACTGACCCACATAAACTTCCGTTGCGGTAGTTTCGGGCCGCCAACATTGTGAGCCGCCGCGTATGGGAACCCGCCTTTAGTTTGCGCATTATTGTACCAAATGATCGTTCCCGATCCCTTGCGCCAGTGTTGCGGTTTAAACGAGTTTTTCAGCCGACCGCTGTTTTGCAAAATCTTATTTCCGCCCTTTCCGATGCGCTTCATGTGGGCGTCGTACGCATCAGACCATGCGGTCCAGTGTCCATGTTCATCGCTCTCGTCGCGGAAATGTTGTTCTACGTCGCGCACAACGCGCGCCGATAACGCCTTCACATACTTTTCTTCGCGATCTTTAATGCTGCCGATGCGCGAACCGATGGCACTCAACACCCTTACTGCATCATTGTTATCAAACATTGCATTGATTGAAAACGCCATGCGTCAATCCCTGTCGTCTGAGATATCTTCAAGTTTGTCTGAATTGACCGCCCAACTAAGTTCATCATCTTCGTTGAACGTCGAATTATACGTGTCAGTGTTTACGAGCACCCTGTACGCCGACTGGCTCATATCGACAATGACGCTCCCGTTCGTCGCAACTAGATCCAACTTGTAATCGGCGATCTGAGATAGATTTGAGAATACCTCTTTTTTAAGCTCTGCCGCCCTTGTGAGCGATTCTTTTGATCCCCTGGACATCGCCTGCCACATGTAACCCTCAGAGAGCCTCTGGGTCAATTGACGCACCAGGGGGGGTATCCCAGTGGTTGTCTGAAAGGTATTTGCAGTGAGATCGTAGCGCTTCGAGAGGTATTTATTAACTTCTGCTTCGGCGTCGTCGATCATCGCGGAGCATAGCGTCGTAGTGTCAGCGTCGAAATTTACGCCGACCATTCTAGTGTTGATCGCAGTTGTGGTTGCGTACAAACCCATGCGTCACGATTACGCCTTAGCGTTCTTCGCGCTTACGGGCGGCTCCTGTCCGACGAGATAAAACTTGCCCGCTCTTTTAGCCTTCAGAATGACCGCACCAACCTGCTTTTCGCGCCCGAGATATGTGCGGTGCTTATACCCATTGTTAGTAATCGAAACTTGCAATACCTTTCCGCCCTTTGGGTGGTTCGGGTTAGGGGAGAGTTCGATGTATTCTGCTACTGTTTTCGTATTTTTTTCTCGATCTTCGTTCTCTTTGGCAATCTTCATCCGATGTCGATATTCTGGCGTGCCTTCTGGTGTGGTTTTTTCAGAGTTCATAAGCGCCTCCTCGCGCATCCGCGTGTAAGAAGTGGTGGCGTGGGAACCACAATGGTCCACGCGCCGATCCACAAGGGTCATTTTTAGATAACGTCTTTAATCAAATACCCCGCGAGCGAAGCGACAACCTTGGCGTTGTACTCAAGATTGACTTCAATGGCATCAGACTCGCGATCCTCGTCCCTCCACCGCTTAACAAGCGGCATGGATTTGCGGAAAATGTATCCAGCCGAAGCCTGAAGCGGACCGGGATTCGCCGGCTTGTATCCCAAAAATGCCGAGTCACCCCAGATCGCAGCAATCGCAGCGCCAGTTGATGCGCCTTCGATCGCAGTGTCTTGCGACGCAAGTGGGACCAACAACTGGCTCAAGCCCAAGAGACTGGCGATCATCCCAACGTCCATATCTGCGCTTGTATACTTCGTGCGATCCAATACCGACGTATGGTTCTTACATGCGATGAACGCTTCGAAGTTCATGATCCCGAAGTTAGGGCGTTTGCCAGAGTTAGCGATCACAGTTGCGGCCCCGGTATCAAACACCGGGATCGGATTCGACAAGGTCGTATTGGCATTGAACGCGGTCGTTGCAGCGAGCGACACGTTGAGCGACCAAGACGTAGTCGTAAAAAGCGTCGCAACGTCGAGTTCCAACCTGCGGAGCAATGCATCCGTCAGCTCTTCTGTCGTATCNGCACGAAGGTCCGCGAGATCGTAGTTGTCGGCGTCTCTGTCGGCTACGTATCCCTTTAGCGCGTTACGAACCAACATATAAGTCGCCGTGCTCACGTGAAAATCGTGTTCTCTGGCCGCTGACTTCGTGTTTCTTCGTGTTTCAGGAATCCTGAAGTTACGTTCGTAGATACGATAAAGATCACTCTCTTTATTCACATCAACGAACGGAAACACCTGATCTGCAATGTATTCCGTGTTTCGATACTTGACGCTTACATTGCCAAGCAGTGTATCTACATGGAGTTCTGTCTGTAATGGACCGGCCATAAATTATTCCTCCTTCACCGCTCGTTACGGGATCGACTTGAAAACTGGGTTAATCAAAACATCGGCAATCATTCCGGTTTGCGTGATGCTTGGTCCGGTCAAACGACCGATAACGTAAGAACCGGCGGTGACGTCTGCGTGCGGGACGCCGCGCCCGACCGAGTCTGCGGCGACAAGCCCGCCAGTCGTCATTGTTTCGTTAAAAAGAACCTTTGCAATCCCAGAACAAAGCACTGGGATAGATTGCGTTGTATCGCTCACAGTGTCCGTGGTGATCCCAATCGGAGCAACCGTGGCCGCCGACGGCGCGATCACGAAATCGCTTCCGGCCGTATCTAGTGCAACGATTCGGTGCGCCGGCAAGGTTGTGCGCACTTTAAAACTAATGGGAGGCGTGATTTGGCTCGACATTCGTTAGTCCCTCCTTGGATTAACTGTTGCTAAACCTTACCGCGCAACACGGCGCGATATGCTTCTGAATATTTTACCTTATTGTCGGTAGCATACTTTGAGATTTCTTTGGCCAGCTCTTCGTCATTGGCTTTCTGGCGCGTTCCCTCAAAAGAGGTCTCTTTGGTGTTGACCTTGGAGAACTCTTTCGCGAGCGCGAAGATGTGACGAATCAACTCATCCTTTGGNATCTTCTTTTCGCCAAGCGAATATTCTTTTTTATCTGGACCGCGCAGCTCCCTTACTGGCTCGCGCATGGACTTGGAAATCCACCCTTCGTTGGTAAGGGCGTCTAGAAATCTTTCACATTCAAGATTCGCAGCACGAACTTCGGCGTCGATCTTGAACGTTTTAAGTGCATCGTTTTCGGATTTAAGAGACTCGACGACTTTGTTCGCATCTTCGAGCCCGGTCTGAAATTTCGCGATTTTCGCGGTCAATTCATCGAACTGTTCTTTAGAAATACCGTCTTTATTTTCATCACTCATTTTTATTCCCTCCTTAGATTCGGGAGCCGATGCAATCCGTGGCATCGTGTACTCTTTTAATTTAGCACCCTTCAAAGTGCCATTGTATCGCTTTTTTTCAGGCCACTCCAAGCCATACATTGCGAGCAAATCTGATAGATTCGTAACAGCAGGCATGTCGGCGCCAAGAAGCGCTACGCCAGCCAGCGCACGCCTATAAGACACGCCATTGAATTCAACGTCCCAATAAATCTCGCTCGATACGTTTCGGTATGCCTTATTCTTAATCAACTCATAGATTTTATTTGGAATATCGATGAAATCCGCGAGCAACTTTGAACCGCTTCGGTATAGTTTTCCGACCCATCCGGCCGCAGGAAGTCCATCGCGCTGAAGCAATTCTTGATTCTCATCGTGTCCTAGTTTTAATGCAGGACGTGATCGATCTGCGGTTTCAGAGAATGCACGCACCATCTCATCTAGGTCGGCTTCCGTGTATTCATCGCCGTTCCATTTTCCGATTGAGAAGATTTCCACGGCTTCGATGCTTTTTAATTTATTCATGACGCAAAGTATCCAGCGATGAACGCAGTGGTGACAGTAACGTCGGTCGTTAGTCCGACGTTTGTAACCGCGGTAGTCGTGTCTTCAAGCGACGCCTTGATCGGCTGTTTAAACGAATGATTCAGGTGTCCGCCGCCCGCCTGTACGCGCGCGATCAATAGGTTTGAACCAGACGTTACTTGCTGTAGCAGGGTGAACGTAGCGAGCGTGTTAGACGTGAATATCAGGTCCGTAATATAAATGCTTGTCCCAGTTGCCGGTGCATTTATAAGCGGAGCAGCGGCCGTTGTGGCCGCAGCATAACTTACGGTCGTATGAAAGAAGTACGGATGCCCGGTTTCGATAAGCATGCGCCCGTCGCGCGTGAATCGCGCAGATGTGCGGTCGGCTTCGGCTACATCAGTTGGGAGTGCCGTGCCATCGAAGTCATAGGCAGTGCCGCCTATTTTAGTGGGGAAGCTCGTCGTGGTTTCAGCTGAGTCATGGGCTATGTCGCCCATTGTCTCGGGGCGTCCTGGTGATCCTGGCATGGTTCAAACCCTCCATGGTTAGAACTATTACTGCTTGGCGAATCCGCTCTTTTCTAACTGCTCCTCAATGAAATCATCAATGTCTTGTTCTTTTTCTTTCTCGCCTTCGCCAATTGTAACAGTTTTGTCAGTTGTAAATGACTCATATTTTGTGATCGGAACGAGCACGCTTCGACAAGAAAAATGAAGCGGTGGCAATGGTTGATTGCCCTCATCGAAAATCTTGCCGTCGAGGGCTTCGCATACCGCCGTGGTCCGATCATCAAGAATAGCCGAATATTGATACGCCGCGACAACTCCGCTCTCGTTAAAATATTCCACGCGCGCGCGATTCGTCACCTCTGTCAATTTCGTTCTTGCATATCGCTCTATCTGAACTTCAGAGAGCTTATTTCC